AAGCTACGATTGATGAATTGAAAGCAAGACTTAATGATCCTAGTCTTCCTGAAGAATATAAAGAAGCAATTAAAGGAAGGATAGCTAAGATACAAGAAAGTATTGATGCTAAAGCAGCTGAAGTACAAGTAGAATCTCAAAATAAATTAGCAGAACTTGGTAGTAAGATTGACAATGCAACTGAAGCTGAAATAAAAAGTAAGCTAGACTCAGAGCAGGGTCAGAAAGTTTTAGATGAAAAAGAAAATAAAGATGATAATGATCCTGAAGTATCTAAGACCAGACAAATGTTTGATTTCCTATTCGGAGATCTCATAGATGGTGGAGAAATAGGTAGAGCGATCGCAGTTTACTTAGCTTCAAGAGCTTTAGGTTATAATCATGATGGTAGTATTGGTTTTGTTGCTAAGCAATATCTTAAGAGAGTTGATGCGAAGAATGCTCAGATGGATAAATGGATACTGGCTAACTCTCATTTGTATACGAAAGATTCTCTCGCTAATTTTAAAAGAACAAAAGATCCTTCTAAACTTATACGAATAGGAGCATCTCCTAGATCTACAGGTAAAAAAGAAATGCAATACCATAAAGAGCTAGGACAAATGATGGCCTATGAATTTAAAGTAAAGAATACTGCGGGTGACGATATTACTTACTGGTCTTTTGATATTAATGGTCTTAAGCCTGAGTTAAGGGTTGGGTCTGGTTGGTCAGATAAGAATGTGAATGATGTATCTCTTGAAACAATAGGACAAGTTAATAAAGTTTTAACTGGTATTTATACAGCAAGAGATAAGCATACTACAGGATCTAAAGATAATAAGAAGACTGTATACCGTAGTGGTAAGGGAAGTACTCCAGGTATAATACCTGATGCGATAGCTGGTGAGACTGCTCAGTGGTTATTTGATAGAGACATTCCGCCTGGTAAATTTCTTCAGCCATTAGATGATGCTTATGCTGCATTGATTGCTTCTAATCAGAAACTTTTAAAAGATGATGAAGATGCAGTATTGCATACTTCTATTATTCCTTTCTTAGAAGATGCAACTATCAAACTTCGTCTTGAGAATATGATGTACAAAGATAAAGATGGTAAGATGCGTCCGCTACCTTCTCCTATAAAAGCTATAGTCAATGGTAAAGAAAGAACTATGACTAATGAAGATCTAGTAAGAATCCAACAGAGAATTGAATCAGTATACACTGCTGCTAAATCTGATATATTCTGGGCAGAGATTGCTGCGCAATGGAAGAAGGAAGCTCATGAAGATTTTCAAGATGACCCTAAGAAAAAGAAAACTTGGAGAGAAGTATTTATGAAGATGGCTAAAGAAAAAGATAATGCTGCATATACACCATTCGGTTTATTTGCTGAATCAATAATAGAAAATGAGATTGCAGATATTGGTACATCATTACAACCATAGGAGTTTAATATGGCAAACTTTAGTAATCTTCCTAGGATAGATATACCTACTCTTGAAGTACCTAAACCTATAACAGGAAGTGGTGGTCATACATTTATTGATGGAGATACATTAGTAAATGAAGAAGGTAAACTACTTAGGATAGAAGGTTTAAGCGCTCCAGAAATTAATAGACTTATGGAATCAGGTTACTTTAAACCTGGAACTCCTGGAGGATTAGAAGCATACAAACAAATCCAAAGTCTTGCAAATCAATTTGGATATAATAATATAAAGTATCTTACAAATCCAGATGGTTCTCCTAAGTTAGATGTTCATGGTCGACAGCTTGTTAGGTTAGCTGATGAGTATGGTAGAGACTTTACAGAAACACTTAGTCGTTATGGTATTAATAAGTTAAGTAGATATAGTTCTGAAGAAGAGATTGATAAGTATTAATATGGTATGGCAAAGAGATCTCAAAGAAATATCTCTGAGCAATCTTTAAATGATTATGAAAAGTCTGCTATTGCTTTAAATGATTCAATTAAATCTGAACAGTGGTATGATACTGAGTTTGCAAAGGCAGCTTTAAATGAAACTGAACTTGCTAAGTTAAAAGCTCCAAGACAACCTGGAGAATCAGAAGGTGCTTATGCTTGGAGACTGTCGCAAGCTGCTAAGTATTCTAACTATCGTGTACAACAAAGGCATGCGGATAGAACGATTGATAACAAATCACTTCATCCTTGGGCAGATGGTTTTGATGTAGGATGGACTGGTGTTATAGAAAGTTTATATGGAGCTGCTGAATTAATCGGTGAGAAGACTGGATTTAATTGGCTAGAAAATCTAGGAGAAGCAGGTATTAAAAAACAAAGAGCATACCTTGCGACTAAGCCTGAGTTAAAATTAAATATACTTAAACCTGTTTTAGATCCTTATGGTAAGGTGATTGATAATGAATGGGATGTAAATGGTGTCGGGGAATTCTTTGAGTACGCTGGAAATATGCTAGCTGTCTCACTTCCTTACATGGGAGTTACAGCAGCAGGCGCTTTGTTATCTCCAATGACTGGAGGTGCTGCATTAGCTACAGCAACAGGTGTAGGTGCTGCTAGATTAGCTGGTGCAAGTATGATGGCGCCTGTCTCGATGTATACTGGTATGACCTGGAATGATATGGAAGGCGATGATAGAAGTGCAACATTAGCAGTAGCTAGTGGTGTTACAATGGCAGTCCTTGATCGTTTAGGTATTCATTTATTAATGGGTAAGATGACAGGTACGTTATTAAGTCCTAGGTATCGTGAAGCAATGGCTGAAGCATTTAAAAATAAACCAGTAAATGTAGCAGCTGGTATGACAATTGCTGAAGCAAGAGGCGCTGTAGCTAAGATGACAAGAATGGAAGCTGCTAAGCTAGTAGGTAACGCAGCTAATGTTGCTAAGGAACAATTGAAATACGGAAATATCTTAAGAGCTTTTGGTGCTAGAGCCGGTGTTGGATTCGGTATAGAATCCTCAACAGAAGTAGGACAGGAACTTACTCAATACATGGCAGCGACACTAGGTAGTGACAGACCATTTGATACAGTAGAACTTCACAATAGAATGGTTAATGCTTTCATAGCAGGTGGAACTTTAGGTTCTGCATTCTCAGTACCTGGAACTGCTTATGATGTAGGTGCATGGACAGATGTTCAAGTTAGAAAATCTCCAGCTGAAGATTGGAGAAAGTCTGAAGAAAGTAGAATGCAGAAAGAGCAGGATGCACATCTACATACTTACTGGGAAGAAGGTGATACCCTACCAGAAGGTGTAAAGGTTGGTGATATAAAACAGCATTATGCACATGGACCTGCCCCAACAATCCAAAGTAATTTTACTGATCTTAAAAAAGATGCACAGCATAGAGAAGCCTCAGCTAGAGTTGAGCTAGAAACTCTTCAATTACAATTAGCAGATCCTCGGATTTCAGATGAAGTAAGAGAGAATACTGAAGCAAGGATTAGAGAACTACAAGAAGTAACTAGCTTTGATGAGAAGAAACAGTTAGGAAGGAACCGACTTAAAGCTAGAGAGCTTTGGCAAAAGATTAAAGATGCTGCTAAGGCTTTCCCTATATTATGGAAAGGAAGTACTACACAATTCTTTAGAGAACCTAATCTTAAATCCCCTAACGTTAGAAAGTATTCAGCAGGACTTGGTGCTTTCTTACATCCTGTATTTTCAGGGGAAGCTCTTGAAAACTTTAAACATAATACATTAGCATTCTTTAAAAATGAATTAGGTGAAGTTCAAGTTGGAGTTTTACCTGATGGCAATCCTGATATGGCAAGTTTTAGTGCGGCTGCTGTAGCAAAAGCACTAGGATACAAAACAATTAATCAACTACAAATCTCTAAGCATGTCTATGATTTCTTTCAAATAATTGAAGAAACTCCTATTGATGAAGTAGATTTTGATGCTAGAGATCCTAGTACTGGTGAATATAAATTCCCTGAAGTGATAAGAAATAACAGAGACTTCTATATTAATATAACAAAACGTCTTAACAAATTTGGTAACAGATTATTTTCTGATAAAAAAGATGCAAGACTTCATTACTTTAATGATGATGGTACACCAAATAGAGAGAGTAGTACTGGTAAAGAGTTTGGTGTTGGTTTTATTCAAAACTACATTGGAAGATATAGATCGATAGATAAAGTTAAAATTGAAAAAGATCAGGCAGGATTTATAAGAGATCTGATGGACAAAGGATATACTAGAGATCAAGCTAAAAAATTAACACAAGCTATCTTAGATAATGATGAACTCGTAGATGAAAATTCTTTATTTGAAGTTGGGAAAGGAATTCATATTCCTTCTGCACATAGAGAAAGAAGATTAAATATGGCAGACGATCCTGTCTTAAGTAAGTGGATGGAACAGGATTTGTTTATAAATATTTCTAATGCTGCTAAGTCTGCTGCAAGATATATTACTTATCAAAGATTTCTAGGTGATGATAATGAAATTCTTAATGAAGGTATAGAGCAGGCAATAGCAAGCGGTGAGATAACTAGAGAAGAAGGAAATGCTCATGCTGCTTTCATACAAGATTATCTTGATGGTGAATCAGGTAACTATAAGAAGATAGCAAGCCCTGAAGTTGCTAACTTACAAAAGAATCTATTAGTATGGACAACCCTTGCAGGTTTACCGATGGCTACGATCTCTTCTTTTGTAGAGTACATGATGATTGTAAGAGCGCTTAGTCCTGAACAAATAAATAATGTTATAAAAGATACTGCTGTAGAATTTGGAAATGGTATCTGGAAAACAATGACAACAGCAACACCTAACTTTAAGTTTGCAACATCAGTTGAAGGACAGCTTGCTAAAGAAAAAAGACAAGCACGTTTAAAAAGATTAGGTTACTTTACTTGGGATACAGGTGCAGCACAAACTACAGGTGCTACAGAAAATACATTTGCTTCAAGATATCTATTAGATAAATATTTTAGAATAATATTCTTACAGCAATGGACAGACCTTACTCGTAACTTAAGAGGTGCGCAGGCTGCTGATTTTATTATGCATCACTTAGGTATCATAAGGGATCAAAGAAATAGCGGTAGCTTATATGATAATGAAGTACAAGAATCGGAAGAGCATCTAAGGAACTTAGGAATTAATATAAAAGAACTTTTAGAGATAGATAATTTACCTATTACAAAACCAGCTGATCAAACAAGAGAACAATATCTTCTTGATATGAGAAGAAATAATGAAAGGCTTGAAAGAATATTTGCTAATGCTGAATTCAATTTTATTAATGAAGCTGTTGCATTACCTGGTACTGCGAACAGACCGTTGTTCTATCAGAATCCACACCTAGCAATGTTCACACAGTTCCAAGGTTTTATTGCTACGTTCTCAGCGAATCATATCCCTAGATTGTGGGGTGATTATCTTAAACGTGGTACACCAGCAATGAAGTATAATGCTTTTGCTGTTATGACCATGATGATTGCATTAGGATTTGCTGCCCAACATTTAAAAGATCTATTAAAGTATGGAAAGTCTAGTCCTTACTTAGATCATATGGAAAAACTACAGAGAGGTTTAGGTGCATCAGGTATGTTAGGCGTAGCTGAAAGACCTTTGAACTTTTTCTTTCCTATCTATGAAACATCTTCTAGTAATATAGTAGAAGAAGTATTTCATGGAATATCTGGAGAAGCTGCTGCTATATCTAACTTAGCAAGAGCAGCGACAGGTGCTACGCAATTAGTTGAAGGAGCTATTACAGATAGTAGTATACAGCCAGGCCTTTATAAATTATTTAAGACAGCCCCATTAACTGGTCCTTTTAACCAGACTAATCGGTGGTCTTCACAAACAGTTGCAGATGTATTTGAAAGTTAAGGAGAATATAAATGGTACAAACTAATATACCAGGAGCGGTAGGGGTAAGCACAACACCTTCTACTGCATTACAAGAACGAAAAAGAATAGCAGGCTTAGCAAAGAATATCGGAATGAGAACTCATGAAGATCTTCTAGCAAGAACTGAAGAGGATCGACTCAGAGCAAGGGGTGCGAATGTACAACAACAATTAGAAGGTGAGCTTGAAGGAATGAAAGCCGCTGAGCAAGTGGCTGCAGCCTTTCCTGATTATGGTGCCGCTCCGACTACTGGTTTAGAGGAGGTTCCTGTTGCTGAACAAGTAGATACAACTGCTGACTTATCACCAGAAGAATTAGCTGCAAGATTAAATGAACCTGTTTTTGCTGCAAGAATAGGTGATGAACAGGCTGCACAAGATGAGAAGTTACAACAATTAAAAATAGATAATCGATTATTAGGAAAGTATGAATCAGCTGGTTTAAAAATAAAAAGACCTGCCTTAACACGTAAAGTTCTTGAAGAATCTGCTTTAGAGATGAGAGCTACTGGCCGAGCAGGTAAACTTTTTATTGATGCATTATCTAGGTGGGGAACAACCGCTGCACTAACAGCACAGAACATGAACATACAGGTAAACAAAGCTCAGCGTGCAGCTCTCTTAGATCCTACTATAGGTGGGAGTTGGAAAGTAGCACAGGCTGCAAAGCCTTCTGGAAAAGGAGAGCCAACTCCTGGAGTAAGAGAGAGTTTTATATTTGGTGAGGAAGAAGCTGAATCTGCAACAGCTCCTATACGTAAGAGTGATAATACTTTAAATACTAACTTAACTAATATTGTATTAGATATTCTAGGAGCAGGCTACTTAGATACAAAAGGACAGATAGCCGTTGATCCTGAGCTCTCTAATATTATGGTATTGAATGCTGAACAATCTTTTGTTACTTCTATGTTTGCAACAGATCTAGATCAGCAAGTAGCAGATATAGTAATTGATGAAGATGCTGATACTAAAGTTCCTAGACCTAAGGAGAATGATCCTAAAGCGGAACAACAGGTAAAAGAATATGTAGTTAGAAAGAGTGATGGTCTTGAACAGGTTGGTAAAGATATTTATAGAGAATACATGAGACTGAAAGCATTAACTACAGGACAAGAACCTGATGCTTATATGGATGATATAGATGATATAAATAAAGAAGTCTTTATTCATTTAGGCTCAAGAGCTAAAGAGTTATATTACAAAGCTAACTCAGCAGAAGCTGATCCAATAAATGGTATATTAAAAAGACCTAAGGCAGGAGGTACAGATAAGTTAACAGTAGAATATCTTATTACTCCTAAGGGAGCTAGCCTCTATGAAGATATGTATCGATTGTTTACAGGTTTATTTGATGCAACAGAAGTTAAGCCTCAGAAATTTTCAACTAACAATGGTGTGATTGCTGGTGAAGGTGGGATGATTACCAGGAGAATGACAACTTGGATGTCTAAAGAGATTGGTGATACGACGATGGCTTTCAATGCAATGGCTAATCAAAACCTTGTTGGTATGGATAATGATGTTAATAGATCAACATTAAGTGCAGGTCTTTATGCATATGCCTTAGCACATGGTGGTGGGATCCAGCAAGCTGATGAAGCTAGGCATGATCAGTATGTAGAACCTAATAATGAAAGAAATTATTATGCAGATATATTTAATATCGGTAGAAGTAAATTTGATGATTTACAAAGTGAAAAGAATGCTTTACATGAAAGAGTAGATGATCTTAAAAGACGACGAGCTGCTGATCCCAAAGCAGTATCTCAAGAAGAAATAAATGTAGCACAAAAGGTTGCAGATAACTATCAACCTAGAACAATCTTTAGACTTGAAAGAGAGAAGTCTGTAAATATTGCAGAGGCTATGCTAAGATATGATGGAGGAGGACTTAAGTATTTAACTTATGCACTACAATTATTAACTGGTAGAATGCATGCACAACAAACTCTTTATAATCCTCAAGCGCATCCAATGATTAGGAACGTGGTTAGCGGACAAAACAAATTCATCTGGAAAGCTGGTGTTAATAGTTTCTTAGAAGAAGACTGGCGAGAAGGAATGTATGCTCGTCTGTTTGAAGATCCAAAAATATCAAATACTTATAGTTGGAAAAGAGATAAAGGTCGTCGTATGCCTACTGAAGAAAGACTACGACGCTTTGCAGAAGAAGAAGATCAGGCTAGATCAAATCCTAATGAAGGATTATGGAATCAGTATGTAGCATGGGGAAATGAGTTAATAAGATTTAACCAATCAATTGATAAGAAAGTAGTTGGTTCTTACTTAAGTCAAATTAAAAATGGAACAGGTGGACAAGGCCGTCAAATTAGAAGCGCATTAATACAACAGTTTAAAGGGAATACTATAAGCGAACCATTGAGAGCTTACCTAGCTAAGTATGAACATGAAGGTATAAAACAAGGTGATTACTTAATGGCTTTAGCAAAGTATACGGATGCTAAAAAGAATGGCCAGCAGTTTGTAGACACTCAGTCATGGGAAATGGATGGTCAGACACATGGAACTTTAACAATGGGTGCACAGTTTGGTAGTTTAAATATGACTAAACGTGGTGATATGATAACTGCTATTCCACTTGCTGAAAGAATGTCATCAGATGAGTACATAGATTTAAGAGATGCTATGGCTAATACTATGGTAGATGAGTTCGGTAGATTAAATCAGAGTGATGCTTGGCGAGGAAAGGTTGGTAGTAATTCAGCAGATGCTTTAGGTTTTATACTAACAGAAGCTCTTAAAGATAGAACAAATTTCTTAAAGAAATCTCCTATGACTATGGGATATGGCCAAAATAAAATGCTATTAAAGAAGCATGTTCAAAAGACAGTTGATTTAAATCCAAAGATTAGAGAAGCTGCTGCAAATAATAAGTTAGGTTTACCTGCTGTTGTAGATTTCTTGCATAACTTAATGGTTGATTCTATCTATGCAAATATGGATGGTCATACAATTGATACAATGGATACTATAAAAAGTATTGCTTGGCAATCAGTACTCTTAAATGAGATGATTGAATGGGATCAACCTACAGGAATAACAGTACGTTCTGCTGGAATGGAGTTTACTCAAGATAAAGATACACAATATAAAATTACTAAACAGGAAGGAGATCGGGATGCTTTACCTAAATCCGGAATTATAACAGACTGGAGTTATAAAGGAGAAGCCTCAGCACAGGCATTAAGAAGATGGGCTGAAGGTGAAGATGAGATCGGTGGCTGGACAGTAAGTAGAATCTTAGCTGCTATGATACAAGGATATGATCCTGATATAACTCAAGGCGTCTTTAATAATGTTAAGTTTACAGGCAGAGATAAGTACGGAGAAGCTCAATTTAAAACTACAAACCACTGGGATTATATTCAGGGAGAAGCCTTAGCTAATGGCGCAAAGATGAAGAGAATAAAAGATGGTGAAGAAGAAATTGTAGGGCGACCATTTGTTCTACAAATTTACGATGCTTTTGTAGTAGATACAGGAAGTCTAAGAGCTGTTAAAAAAGTAGCAAATCAAATTCATCGAGACAGTATTATTAATGAGAATGTTGCAGACAAAATCTTTAATTGGTATTATGGTTTACGTAAAAAGAAAATAGAAGAACTTAGTAAAGATAATAAAGTATATGATATGCAGCAAGACTTTGCAAAACTTTATGAGTTATTTACAGGTGATCAGTACAAATCTAAAAAGAGTATAGCTCAACCTTATAAGAATTTAGTTAGATTCCTTAAGAAAAATATAAGATTGAAATGGAATCGTGATGCAACTGAAGTTACTTTTAAAGGGAAAACTTATAGAAGAGGTAAAGAAACTTTAAAAGATTGGAACAAGCGCTTAGGTAGGGAAGCATTTGATATGGCAATTGATATACAAGAAGAACTTGGTGTAATTAAAATGGGTCGTACGGATGCTTATAATCTTGCTGCAATTACTGGTGAATCAGAAGCAAGTCTACTAGCTAAGAATAAAGAAGACTTGACCCAAGATATTATAGCACAGTTAAATAGTACTGGGAAATTATCAGGTACGCAGGTAGCTAAGCTATTAGAAACAATCAACCGTCATATCAGAATTAATTTAAGTGTAGAAGCTGCTAAGAAAAATGTTAGAGAAGGTAAGAGAGAAGTTAGAGGAGCGCTATCTCAAAGCTGGTCAAACAATATCGATTTCTCTACAAGCTAATAAAAAAAGACCCCTAAGAATATCATAAGATACTCTTAGGGGTTTTTTATTTACATCTTTTTAATTCTATTGAGAGCAAACTGTTTCCAGTTACCCATATTTTTATGACCTTCTTTCTCTAGGTCTTGACTCTTATACCATTCAATTCCTTCGGTATATTCATTTTCAATTATTAACTTATCTAATTGTTCGCTAGTCATGGTATCAGCAAGAGCTGGGTCCATTCCTAGTTCGCTTAATGCGGTTTTGTTATCAGGTTCCAAGCCTAATCGTACTGGAAGTATTCCTTTCTCGTTCTTACGCGAAGAAGTAGTCACTGTTCTTTACCTCTCTAATGTCTAAGCTACCTAGCTTAGGTTGGTTGTGGTTAAAATTATCCGGGTTTGTTACTAGCATTCTCTCAATGACTTCAAAGAAGTTAGAGTAACTATACATTGTTATGAACTCTTCTTTAATAAGTTCTAATAACTCATCTACATCACAGGCATGCACACTAAATGAATCGTGTACTGCACCAAAATCTTCTCCCCACTTAGCTATAACCTTAGCCATATGTGCAGCATCCATAGAGTGCACGAAGTTAGGTGAGATCCCAGACATAAAAGATCTTATCTTTGGTTTGTCTGTTGGTTCTTTACCGACGTGTTGTATTCTTATAGTATCTGTTTCCTCTTTGCTTCCATCTTCTTTAGTTAGAATAGGTTTAACTTCCCTCTCACTGCAGCTGATGATAGCTTTCTCTTTGAATTCATTCTCAACGAATGCTTCATAGATAACTGGAAACCCAGATGGTGTTGTCCATCTTATAGATTTTTGTTTGATATTCTTAGAGTATTCAGAAGCAATCTCTGCTTCAGCAATCTTCTGTAAGAACTTCATAGTTTGTAATGGACCTGCACAAACTTCATCTATTGCTTTAATTAAATGCTTAGCAAGTAATTCGCAGTCCTCTTCGGTTATATTATACTTCCTAAGATACCCTTCTACATGACAGTCAAGATACATATTCTCTGCGATCTTCTGAGCCCCTGCGCTGTACGCACGAGTCATGGAACCACGTTTAGCTATACCTTTACGTATATGTTTCATCGGCATCTGTCTTTCTTCAAACCAATCAGGAACTCTCTTGATTAAATCTTTAGCACACTGTACATAAAAATCTTTTTGTATATCCTGTGGTACAATCCCAACTAACTCTCCAGCTTCTTTGTCCTTAGACATTGCGCATAGATGTTGCCATCCATTATTAGAACCATCAATTGGAATAGGAAGGTAAGTAATATATTCTTCTTTATCTAAAGCATCTTTAATTTCTAAGACACTCGCCAATAAACTAATAGGTTTTTCTGCATTAGGATCGATAACTTCTCTATCAGCTATGACTAATAGCTTATCAAGATTATTATCAGTCCATCCTTCACGATCTTCTAACGTCATTTTATCTACAGATATATCATCTAACTCTTCTTCTTTTAAGTAAGGAAGATAGTCAGTTGTTAACCACTCAGGAAGATTATCTTTACTATAAGTTTCGTTATAGCAGCAGGCTATATGAATCTTAAGTCTTCTTAATCCTGCGTCTGTCATTGGTTTACCTTTAGCAAAAAGCATTTGACCTCTGGCTATATCATTGCCTTGGAAGTTTAAGAACGGTGTAGTGTAGTATACTCTACCCCTGTAATCTGCTTCTACATACTGATAAAATGGTTGGTCACCTATCAATTCAGATCGTGCTAGTGTTAAATCAAATTCTATTATCTTTGATTTATATTTCTTAGGAAAATCTTTATACTGATTTAATATTTTGTTTCGATTACGAATTAAAATATCTCTAACTTTAGTATTGATTTTCCATTCGGTTTGTTGTAACACATTCATGCTTTTAATAAAGCCATTAGCTAGGTAGGGTTTAAACTCTTTACTTCTTTCATGTGTCCATCCTTTTATTACAGGTCTTTCAGTAGGTTGCATTAAAGAATTAATTGGTTCTGGCTTTTCAAATACAGTACCTCTTAATAAATTCTCACTTCCTTCTGGCACAAGTAGATCCCACTTCTCGGGTATCACTATGTAATGTGCACGACTTCTCTTAAGACTACGGTCTAAAGATTCTACAGGAATAAATGTATTATCCCTGGTCTTACCTATATTAATTTGATGTGTCTGATAGAAAGGTTCTAAGAATAAATCCCCCATCATAACTCGAAGTCTAAACCAATCCCAAGGTGCGTCCTCCTCATTAGAATATTTTATCTGTTCTAATATATGAGTGCCAGTCGCTACGCTTAAGTGTGTAAGGTTGGCTTCACCTTGGTATGATTTGTTTCCTCTCATACTATTACGAGCAAAGTGTTGTTGTATAGTATCCATTGAGAATACTAGGTATGCTTTAAGATCTTCTAAAGATGTTTCTTTTAAAAGACTACAAGCAATATGAGCTTTCGCTTTAGTTATCTTATGCTTTAAGTAGTTAAGCTGCTCCTCCATTTTACTCCTTTCACTTCTCTATTATTGTTTAATAATAGTAATATACCTGCATCATCTTTAAATGTTTCTCTAAAAAGAATCCTGCTTATTCCACTTTGCATTATGAGTTTAGCACATTCCATACAGGGTGAGAGAGTGCTGTATAATGTAGCACCCTCAGAACTCCCCGTACTTTTAGCTAACTTACAGATTGCATTTGCTTCGGCATGTATAACTTCAGGTAGCGTACCACCATTAGCATGCTTACATTCATTAGGCATACCAGCTGGCATACCATTGAATCCAAAGGCAAGTATATTATTATCCTTAACGATTACTGTTCCAACTTTATGATCAGTATCGTGAGACATCTCACTAATCCTTGTAGCTATATCTAAATATAACTCATCGTATCTTTGTTGTTTATCCATTAGATCTCCGTAAAAATACTTTCAGTAGCTGTTAGTCTCCCCGTCTTATTACTATATACTGCTGATCCTGCTGAACCTGTTAGCCCAGTAAACCTAGACTTCAGTACTCTAAACTTAATAGTGTTACGTTCAGTTTCATTATCAGCGATCAGGTTTCTAGCGAATGCTACTATATCAAATGATATTTGTTTGATAGAACCACTACCTTTTATATCATCAATAGATGCTAGCTTACCTTCTTCAAAAGAAGCACCACCTCCAGGAGCTTTCCTTAAGTGTGATATTAAACACAACCATATGTTATGTTTCTTTACAATCTTAAGTAAGTCACTCATTACTTTATCGATTGCTTCATTACCAGACAGACCTTCAGCTCCCTCAGAAACTGCAATTGTTATGTGGTCTAGGATTAAATACTTACAACCCATTAAACACATGTACTCTATCTTATCTGTTAATGTTGAATCTCCAACAGAACCTTGATGGTCTAGTAAAACTAAACGCTCATCTCCAAATACAGATTCAAAGCCTTCTCTTAAATCTAATTGGTGTAGGTTAGTATCTTTATGGTCTAGTCTTTGTTGTAATGCCATCTCAATAAACTTCTCAGCTGTATCTCCTACACTTTCTTCAAGAGATATTAAACCTACTTTATTTTCTTTATCTTTTAATAAGTCTAGTACAACTTCTTTAACGATAGTAGATTTACCTGAGCCAGTACCACTAGTAAACAAAGTAATCTCACCATGCCTGATACCTTTTAGCTTTTGATTTAATCCATCTAAACATTTAGGATAAGGTCTTGACTTGGTTCTCTGTCTCTGTAAGAACTGATTCCAAATAGATTCACCCATTACTAAACCAGCAGGTGACCAGGTTTCTGCATCCCAGTAGCTTTGTAATAAACTCTTAGAGCCATGCTTTAGTAGCTGATCACAAGGATCTTTCTCTAATAGCTTAGCTACTTTAACTTTACCAGCACCGATTATCTTAGCGACTTTCTGTACTGCTGCCTGACCGGCATCATCTTTATCAAAGAATAATATTACTGAATCAAATTTCCTGATCCATTCTCTTTGCTCAAGTACAACCTTACAACCTGATGCACTTGGAATCGATACGACAGGGAAGACTCTATTATATTTATCTAAGAAGCATTGTGCTACAGCACATGCATCTAGTTCTCCTTCAGTTATTACAAGTGTCTTACCACCAGTGCTAACTGCTTGACCAAACAATTCTATATTAGTGAAGCTACCATGTGCTATAAAACTTTTAGGTAACTTACGTTCTTTAAATGCAATCACTTTACCTTCGCTAGTGTAAGGATAGAAGTGTGAACCACCGGAACCGTCAGGATTTACAGCCATCTTAATTCCGAAGTGATCTACTACTTGTTTACTTATACCACGAGAAGTAATTGCAAAACTATTTAACTCATGGATTTCATCGAGTGTTATGCTGCTATTAGGTTTAGCAACAGGTTCTAAGTCATTCATATTATTTACTTTCTTAGTTGAATATTGACATGAAAAACAGTATGCGCCGTCTTCATAAATTGTAAACGCATCTGATGAATCACACTTTGGGCAGGCTGTCTGCTTGTAACTCATAATTAATTGTCCTTTCCAATAACTCTTTGTCATTTACTATTGTTAAAGGTAAAGCGTCTATCCACTTTTCTACTTTCACATAGAGATATTCTTTACCTTTATTTGTTATGTGTTTATCTAATGTTATGTGATAAACTTTATTGTCATTAAACTTTTCAAAGATACCTTGGTATGTATCTAACAGTGGCTTCACTACATTATCTAGGTCCGCCATTCTATTAGATACACCAGCAATAATCTCAAACTCCAGGAAATCTGAATCTTCAAAGGGCCATTCAACCCCCTGAAGTTCATCTCTCAATTCATTTTGATACTGTATGTACTTGATCTGCTTTATTGCTTTGTTCCTGTATGTCATTTGATTTGCTGACAGAGGTTTGATCTTGAATGTATGCTTTAATATCTTCATACTC